CTGCGAATGTTCCGTTTACTGTTAAGGGCGCTGCCGCACAAAGCGCCAACCTGCAAGAGTGGAAGAACTCGGCTGGTCTTGTACTAGCTAGCGTGGCCCCGTCGCCCATGGGGGGCGCTACACTTCTTCTAAGTAGTGGCTCAATTGTTTCTAACGAAGATGATTATAATAGAAGCAAGGCTGGCGGAATGTATTATCCCGGTAACCTCATAAGTATTGGTTCTGGATCACGGGCTGCCGCAGATAATACTATTGCTATAGGAAGTGATGCATATGCAGATGGCCCCTATAGTGTGGCTTTGGGATGGGGGTGTGAGACAAAAACGGGCACGACCTATGGTTTTGCCGCAGGCTTTGATTCTTGGACACAGGGAAACAAGGCTGTTGCTATTGGATATTCTTGTTATGCGGCTCAAGAGACAGTGGCTATTGGTTATGGCGCTGGTCATATTAGTTACACTGGTTCCACCCGATCTGTTTTTATAAATTCTGCTAAATCTCTTGCTGATAGTGCTCAGAGTTGTGTTGCCATAGGATATAAAGCTAGAGCAGGCGGTCCTTATTCAGTTTCTTTAGGGCATCACACTAATGAAGGTAACTCTGCTCATGATGGTTATGATGTTTGTATAGGTAATTATGCAGAGTCTGATGCATATGCTATAGCCTTGGGTTACCAAACGGTGGCTACTGTCTCTGGCTTTGCTGTGGGCGCTAAGACAAACAACTACCTCGTGTCTGGTCAGTTTAATGGGGCGGCTGGGAGTGGTTCTACGGACGGGTTCTTGAACTTCTACACCCCAGTAACAGTAAGTGGCAACCCCGCTTCTAATAATGCCAACATGGCCCTATTCCAAAGAACTGGGGCAGGAAACGCCGTTGTCACCATTGACTCTTCTGCCATTAACGCCGATGAAGAATCTCAACTGAGATTAAAATCAGGAACCACTGGAGACTCTAGGATATACTTTGGTGATACTGATGATATTGACAGGGGCTGCATTTGTTATAACCATAACGGTGAGAACATGATGATTAAAACCGGCAAAGCCGGAGCCACTGCCGGTTCCAGAACGGCTATGACAATTGATACAGACCAGAGGGTAAAATTTACTTCAGCTATATGGCAAGATATTAGAAATGCTGAAGTTGAACCCGAAAATGCTGTTGTTGATATAAACTTAAGTTCAGGTAATTATTTTGAGGTAACTTTAGGAGCCGCCGTAACAGATGTAGATTTTACTAATGGGCAAGATGGCCAAAGGTTTGTAGTTAGATTTGAGCAGCCGGGGGCCGCAAATTACGCTATAGCTTGGACTGGGGTTACGCATGATCAAGATGGGGGCGGAAGCCCCGCTGCGGTTACGATGCGTTGGGCTGGAGGAACAGCCCCAACAATGACGGCTACAAACGGAAAGGCAGACACCTATGGGTTCATAGTGCGAGATGAAAACAAATTTGACGGATATGTAATAGGACAAAATATATAGGAGGGAACATGGAAATTATACTTAACACACGTACTTTGGCCGAAGGTCAACAGAACTATCAAGATGGTGATATTGTATGCGCAATCTCGAAAACTCAAACTCATTTTTGTCATGCCGAAATGATTTGCCATGTGGACCTGCATGGGTTCAACTCGGTGGGATTGAGAGATACAAATACACTATTAGAGAATTTTATGGCCCTGACCAGCAAGTATAGATTTACTAGACTTAACAGTAATGAAGTGCAAAGACACAATCTACTTACTGACGAAGTGGATATTATTAGCAATACGCCAAACGAAGCTGGGGAGGCCATGAATGTTGGTAGTTACCTAGCCAGAAGACTGGTCAATAAAAGGCATAAAATATTTGGAGACCAGCAAGGCGCCGAGGTTTGGTATGGAGGAAGCGCCCCCAGAGACAGGGGGCACGCCGACGTGTTATGGGACTATATAGAGGGGCACAGCGAAAAATTAAAGGCTGATCATTCCCAGTTCCCTTTCAGCCCCATAGAAAAGGCCCATTTTCTTCCAATAGATTGTTGTGGATTTATGAATGGGGTAGAAACAGAGATCTCCGATGGGACTTGTGGAGAAAGAGGCTGCTGTGTAGAAATTGATGGTGAACCCGACGAAGACGGTATTACACAGAAAATTTTTATCGCTAAAAAGAAATGGCAAGTGCCCTATTGGGATTTAGCCTCTGAGTTAGGGATTGACGTTTACGACGCAAGAGACCGAGAATTAACTCATGATGGTCGCACTGGAATGGAACATAACCATAATTATTTGGATGATATCTGTGTGGATAAAGTGGCCGCCGGAATCGTAACTATATAGGTGAAGCATGGCAACTGTAATTACTAGTATTGGGTCTAAGTCCGAGCATACAAGCCCGGTTAATGCACAGATTACAGTATCTGGATCTTCGGGTTCTGGTACTCCGTGGTCTGGCACTGTAACTTATACCGGAAGCGACCCAACCGTCAGCGTGGGGGATATCCTCCATTATAAGGATGTGTATTATAATTGCGATGGCTACTCTTCGTGCGCCGATGGCCCCCTAGAGGTTGATTATTTAATCACCGCAATTAACACGAGTACGAACACTCTTACCGTTAGACATATTAGAGGAGGCACAGCAGATTCTGTTGATCCGTTCGCTAATCTGGACTCCGATGAAGTTGGAACAACAGCCCAGCCCTATATCGTAAGATGCTTCTCTACTGTTGCCCTCTGGGAGGCCGATCTTGACACAGATGTCTTCTACGATAGTGACGATATAGCCAAAGGGGAAATGTACCCAGACTCCACATTTAGTACAAATTTTGGACAAGTAGGAGGAGGGAGCACTGTCGGACTGTTGTGCAAAGTGTTAACTGCGGCGGAAGACCACCGACACGATGGTGCTGAATCTGGGAGTCATGTTAAAGTTACTCAGACTTCTAAGATTACTCACGCTGGCGCTCCTTTGATTATGTCTTGGTTAGATATTAGCGGGTCAGATACCGATAATCAATTCATAGATGGATTTGATTTTGCAGTAACTCATTGCATAATCCACGATGTAACAATGAGTGGATATGGGGGAGGATGGCCCGGTTCAAGATGCGTTACTACTGGTATAATTTGTAATAATATTATATATAACATAGATTCAACTACTTACAGTAGCAGTGGTACTGGATATTATACTTATCTCTATGGTATATGGCAACGTGGAACACATTTTCTGTGTGATAACAATACGGTTTACAAGGTTCATAGCACCAATTCATGGGGTGGCGGTCAGTTTGCTAAAGGTATCGTAAAAGACCAAAGTTCTGGTACTGCTGGATCTTCAGTGAGAAATAATATTGTTGTAGGCACCGCTACCGATACGGAAGGTACAAACGGTGCCAATGCAAAGGATTTCAACGACCCCACAGCCACGTTTACTAATAATATTTCTAGTGATGACACCGCAGATGGGTCGAATTCTATAACAGGAGAATCTGCTGCCGACTTGTTTGTGTCGAATAGTGGAGGTAGTGAAGATTTACACTTGAAAGCTGGGGCGGCGGCGATTGGGGCTGGGGCAGATTTGGGCACAACATACTCTACTACCGCTGGAGATGCTAATATTGAGGCGGGGTGGGACATGGGTCCACAGTTTGACATAGATAACAGAGACAGGGATGCTGAAGAAGATACATGGGATATTGGGGCTGATCAGTTTGTTGCTTCTGCTGCGACTGGAAGTCCAGCATTTTGGCTATTTTTCGATTAACCCCCTTTGCCCCTTAATTACTTATTTTTGTGTATAATAAACCGGAGATTAAGACTCTTTTAAACTAGGAGATAAAAAATGGCTCAATTTGCGATAGAAATCGACGACGCGGACGTTGGCAGAGTTTTAACTGCCATAGCAGCCAATTACAGCAGGCCAGCTCAGGTTCCTAACCCCGATTTTGATCCAGATGCGGAAGTTCTCGTGGATGAGATGATTGACAACCCAGAGACCATGGCTCAGTTTGCCAACAGAATAGTCAGGCAGTTCCTGTCTGAGCATGTGGCAGCTTACGAGCTTAATGCGGCCAGACAAGCCGCCGTGGACGCCGCAAATACGTCTGTCAATATCAACGACCCCGCACTGTAGGGCTAAATATGTTATTAGGCACCACACTCAGCGATTTGCCCTTCTCCAGCCTCTCTGATATGGAGAATAGGTTTAATGGAGAAATTTTCTCTATTATATTGTCAGTACAGCCGTCTGTAAATATTACACTGGAGCTGCAAACATGATGATAATCAAAGTAACGCTGAATATCCAAAGAGAATCCGTAATAAGCTTGATAAGGTAGACTTATGCCCAGCGAAATTCATAAAAATGACATAGGGACCAGATTCCTAATTACTATCAAAGATGATGGTAATGTGGTGAACATATCTGGCGATCCCGGCACCTCTACTCATCAGATAAATATTAAAAAACCTGATGATACGGTTGTCAACAGGAGCGCAACCCTGCGTGACGTTGGCATATCGGGGGTTATGTATTATGACACAATCGCTGGAGATTTGGACCAAGCTGGAACTTATAAGCTACAAGCCAAAGTGGTAATCCCTAGCGGAACATATTTTACAGATGTTTACACATTTAAAGTCCACACTAATCTATAGGTGACCATATGTCTTGGCAAGGCCAGATGTCCACAGTTGTACGACACCTTATTAATGATGTTGACCCTTCTGCATACACATTTTCCGCAGACAGGATGGAGACCTCAATTCTCGTTGCTGCGCAGCTTATCATTATGAATGTGGATTTTGGCAATACTTATAGCATCAATGTGGAGACTGGATATTTAGATCCCGACCCCACAGATGCAGGAACTAGAGATGAAGCCTTTATTTCTCTTGTTTGCTTGAGGGCCGCTTGTATTATAGTGGGCAGTGAAATACGAAAAGAGTCTGGGAACGCTATCTCCATTAAAGACGGACCCTCTGCTATAGACTTAAGAGGCGTGACTCAAACCCTAGCAATTTTGTACAAGGATCTATGTGATAAGTATGAACATTCCATGTTAGAGTACCGGGCTGGCAACAGTGTGACTGGACAGTCCATACTTGGACCGTATAGCCCCGGTTCTGATGTTGTGAGTAGAAACTACTCGGACTACAGATCTGGTGGATATTTTAATTATTAAAGGAGATTTTAAATGGCTACAATGAAAAGTTCGGGCGACCTCATCGCCAGCATCAGCGCGGACATGGCGGATAACAATGCCGGTCTCATTTCGGCAGAGGATGTTCGCCATAATATGGAAGATACGGTGTTCTCCATTAATCGCATCGTTGCGAGTGGGGATACAGACGTTCAATTTCCGTTTTTTAATGACGTTCGAGCAAAGAAAGATACCGTGGCTGGAGCCAAGGGAAGATTTATTGCAGAGTCTGGTGTTTTGTTCCCGAATGCCCCCGTCAACCCCACCGTATTACAAGTGGAGCCATATCCCGGCGTAGGCAACATAGACCACAATCAGCTCAACAACTTGGATGTTGGCCACGTACACACTCAATATTATCATGTTAACGGTGTTGATCAAGCCAATAATGTCCTCAATGGCAATGTTCCAGTGGGCAATAACTGGATTAATGCATCCGGCTATGATGATGTTGGTTTGAAATTTGAGCCACTTTCCTCGGACGGCAAAACACAAAATATACTGACTTCTGGCACGCTCAAATTTGGCGATAACTCCAGAATACCAAATGCCAAGGGTACAGCCAAGGCGTGGCTCAATTTCGACGCCAGCGGGATTGGCACTGACAACTTGCCAGTCATTCGATCTTGGCACAATATTAGTGGTGTCACAAGACTTGCTCCGGGCAAGCTTAAAATTACTTTTGCTTCTGGTACTTTCACTAACAATAATTATGTGGCCATTGGCACCTCCAATGCAACGACTGCATCTGGAAGCAAAGAGGATTTTAGCGTTAACACTGTAGGCTTAGTACTCAGAGAGGGCGATGATAGCACTGCTCTTCGCACGATTACCTATGTGATCAAAAATGAGAACGGCGACTATGTTGACGCAGAGATGTGCGACTTCGTAGCTTATGGCTATGAGCCTACAGAAACATCTGGCACAGTGCCCACCGCTGCTAAAGACGCTGGGTATACCGATCCGTAATATTTACTTTAAAAGGTAACATAAATGTCAGACCAAATAATTGTATTATCAGATAGAATTAAAGAGCTATCTCATTCCATAGGTACGGGATCTCTTCGTTTAGACGGGGCCGCCACGGGCTTTAGTGCCTTTGGTGATTTCTATGCGTCTGGCGATGCGTTGTATTATGCCGTGACTGATGGTACAGACTATGAAGTTGGTTCTGGCCAATACATGCCTGATGGAAGCAGTAATTCTTTAGTCCGATTTCCGTTTAGAAGTACTAACAGTGATAATGCGGTCAACTTTGCGGCTGGTGTCAAAGAAGTCTATGTTACCTATCCGGGTCAATATGCAGTATTTACCGCTTCTGGCTTGGGTCCATTTAAAGAACCGAAGCCAAGCGGCCTTGCTTTTTGGGGTAGTTCGCAGATTTTGTGTCATGACGACAGCTTGGTCTGGAATGCGTCAGGAGACAAGCTAGGCATTACCCAGCCGAATCCACAGTATGCTCTGGATATCGGTGGAACCGTTGCTTATTCACAAATTCAGGCTTCTGGCTTCTTGGACGGCGGTTCTGGTGTTCTGTTTTCTGGTGGACAAACCACCCTTGGCGGCACAGTTGCTTCAGGTGGCAGACAGCTAGAACCGTTTATTAGAAATGAGCTTGATGCTACGACGGGATCAAATGCTGTATTTGCGCTCAGCGGACTCGTGGATCAAAGAGTAACTTTGTTAAAACAAGAGAAGGGCACTATATTTGCTGGCCCGGCCAGCGGTTGCTCCGACGACGCTGGGCCATGCTCGCCTGATTACCCAACGTTTAGATACCTTGCTTTAGACGATATTCCTGATCTTGGAAGCCTGTATGTTTCTCAAGATACCAATATGGGTATTGATGCGTCTACTATTCCGGCGGGTTCGGTTTCTCTATACAAAGAGAGCGGCGTCATTACCTATGATCCCAAGCTTGTATTCTTAAAAACTCACAACAGACTGGGTGTCAACATAGATGACCCGCGAACCACATTGGATGTCAATGGGGCAGCGAGCGTGAGCGGAGATTTCTGGGCCTCTGGAGACTCCATTCTCTCTAGGGATGTAGTGGTTGGCCGGGATACAACCGTTAGTGGCAATCTGATGTTCTCGGGTGGCCTGACTGGCGACTTGTTCCAAATTGGTGACAGTACCGCTGCGTCCGGTGATATTAGTGGTCAATACCTTCTCTCCATTAGCGGCGTGAGTGGTATTCACACAGAGTTTACGACTGACCCAGCGAGCAACAGCGGGTTACTTATAATTAATCCTAGCGGTCTGTCTGGTGTTATGCAATATCAGATTGATAATGCTACTGCTTATGCGGGTTGGAATCTAACAGACGGCACCGTTGCGGGTGATTTAATTGGTGGCGCCCAAACGGTTATTATTAGTGGAGCGAGTGGCGTCGGTACGCATTATGACGCCTCGTCTAATCATCTTGTCTTTAATGCTAGTGGGCTATCCGGGGTATTGACGCCACAAATAGCGTCTAATCTTACAGAAATAAGAGCCAATTCGTCTAGTGGGGTTGTTATCTCTGGAATAGCCAACACAAACTCTATAGCTATTAGCAATTCTGGGACATACTGGCTTGGAGAAATCAGAGAGAATTCTGCTAGCGGAGCCGCCATTTCTGGGTGGAATAAACACTATACCGACGAAGCAGTACTCGCTGCGGGCAGTTACACACACTGGACATTCACAGACGGCACTGTCGCCGGAGATAACATTACCAACTCCCAGACGTTCACTGTTAGTGGGGCTAGCGGCGTGGGAACCCATTATGATGCTAGTACCAACATGCTTACGCTCAACGCCAGTGGGCTGTCTGGTGTGTTGCAGCATGGGATTGATAATACCGCTACTTATGCCGGTTGGAAGGTGACAGATGGCTGGGTGGCTGACGATTTGATTGCCGGTGGCCAAACAGTTACCATTAGTGGTGTTAGTGGTGTTGGTACGCATTACGACGCTAGTACTAACATGCTTACGCTGAATCCCAGCGGTCTTTCTGGGGTTATGCAATCTCAAATTGACGGTATTAGTGTTGGCAGCACTGCTGCCGGTAGTGGCTTAACCAAGGTGGACGACACCATCCATATGGACATTAATGGTTCTGGTCAATTAGAGCACCTGATATTTAACAATGATCAGATTAGAATAGGCACTAGTGGTGGCGATTCTTTTGATCTGGGAGACACGGGGTCGCACTGGATAGCCATCGGTACGGCTGCTGGGTATGGAGCTAGCGGTAATGACTCCACCGTGATGATAGGTCAGAATGCTGGGAAATTGTCTAGCGGCTGTGATTATACCAATATGATTGGGTCGGGTGCTGGTCATCTATCGACTGGCTGTTTTGACTCAACCATGATAGGTCAGAATGCTGGATATAATACCCATAACAACGTGGGCGCAGATATGATTGGCGGCCATGCGGGATATAGTTCGCTGGATTGTGCTAATTCCGTTATGATTGGGCGTTATGCAGCATATCGCGCCAGCGGCTGCAACATGTCACTAATGGCTGGGTTAAGCGCGGGTTCCCGGGCGAGCGGGAATTTTTACTCCGCAATGGTTGGCCCGAGTGCGGGCTACGAGTCCAGTGGCTGCCCCCACGCGACTATGGTTGGTCCCGGGGCTGGGTATGGTGCTATGCTTAGCTCTACAAGTACCATGGTTGGTTACAGGGCTGGATTTTCTACAAAAGATTCTCACTATGTGAATATTATAGGCAATCATGCTGCATTTCAAACTTCGGGTTGCGATTACTTAATAGCCATTGGAAAAGATGCCGCATTTGGGGCTATTGTTGGTAGTAATAATACTGCTTTGGGTCGGGCTGCTGGATCTGGGACGAAACATGTTCAACACACCAATATGATGGGCTATCAAGCCGGTCTTCTTTCTTCAGGTAATTATAGCACTACATTTATTGGTGTCAATGCGGGCAAACATAGCGCTAATGCGACGACCGGGGTTTATATAGGAGAGAGCGCCGCAGGACTTGGTAGTGGGCTTAAGCAATCAGTGGGTATTGGGCTAAATGCTTTCGCCCAAGCCACTGGAATTCAAAACTCGGTCGCCCTTGGCCACTCTGCCGGAACATACGCAGAAGATATTAAGTTTAGCGACATGATTGGTCGTCATGCTGGTCAAGCGGCCTCGGGTCTTGACTACGGGACCGTAATAGGACACAAGGCTGGAGCTTCTAGTACAGGGTGTGATTATAGCATCTTTATTGGAGCTGAGGCTGGTTCGGGGGTAGACCAAAACAAGAACTCTATCTTCTTAGGATACAGGGCTGGCTTTGGAATGCAAATCAATACCGATAACCACTTGGTTATCAATCCGAGTAACAAGGTCGTTCCAACTACTTGGACGACGAGCGCTATGGATGGCTATATTGACATAGCAGATATTATTCATGGTAGGTCCGATGGAACATCCGCAAAGAATTTAAATATTGGCAATGTTCCCAATTTGATCGATTTACTTACAACAACACTGACTATCAACCCCGCATCTTCCACAGACGTTGTACTAAAAACCCGCAAGCAGTCAGCCCAGTCGGCTGACCAGATACAGTCATCTATCACCTCTGATGGGTGGGCGAACACTATCGTCAATAGACAGGGCTGGTTACAACTGCCGGTGGCGAAAAGGGTAGACGGTAGCGCGGGAAGCAGGCAAGCGTGGACTGACGCAAGCTCAACTGACCAAAAATACAAAATAGACAGAGACGCAGGAGTCGTTGCCTTATATGAGGACGGAAGCGATTGGAGACTAATAGTAACTAATGGAACTACTTGGTTTAAAACTGACGCTTTGACAGAAATGTAACATGGCACTAACAATTTTTGGAGATAAAAAATGCCTGACGAAATTACAAACAGAGCCAAATCGGCAGTAAGCCCGATTAACAATGGCGGGATTGTGACTTTTGTTCGGGAAACGGGACAGTACGTAGCAGCTTCCGGTTCCATGATCAATAAGTTCGTACCTTCTGGTACGTTGCAGACTCGCTATGAAGATCGGTTTGACGATTACCGCTTCTATACTGGTGATGCTTCTAGTTAGGGTGTAACTACATGCCTATTAATATACCCCAGAGTGTTTTTGATAAATACTACGATGTGGTGGACTCTACGTTCAACATATTCGGAGTCACCTGTCAATTAGTATATATTGAGAAGGTAGAAGAAATATCGAACACGTTTGACAACATCCCAAGCAATCCTTCTATTAATTCTCACCGCAGGAGGCAGGAGCAGTATAAAAGACAAAACAAGACAATTAAAGAAGTAGAGAAGCTGGAGGATATTAAGATTAAGATATATTGGGATAGCAAAAGCTGGACCAAGGTGGGCAGTGATATGGTGATCCCAGACAATTCTATCCAAACGATTTTCTACGCAACAGATCTCCACAAGATTGTCAGAGCCAAGGAGCTGATTGCCCACAAGGGCATTAAAGATCTCAATGAAATGAGGTTCAAGAAGTTGGGCGAACCGTTTCCAATGGGGCTAAAACAAGAAAGATACTTCGGCTGCTTTTGGGAGCGTTCAGTATGAGTATCTCACTGGAATTGGTCGACTCCTTTCCAAAAATCAAAAAAGATATCTATAAAGCTTTAGCTGTTCAAATAAACCAAATAATGAGGAAGAAGATTAACGGCAACACACGCACGTTAAAGGAACATATTAAAAAATGGATGATGGAATCAAAAGAAATAGAGAGTTTGTTAAGTCAGGGGATTCCCGGGAGTCTTAATGCCACCTTTGGCCTCACTCCCGGCAGTCCAGAAGACGCCGTTAAGGCGATTGTTTCTGTCATAACGGAAGCTATTACAATTGATTTCAAGAGGGTGTCAAATACACTTGAGGGAGGAGTAACATTTAATTTTCAGTCAACAGATTTTGTCAACCTCTTGGGGTTACCACAAGGACACCAATTCTCAGAAGCGGGTACAGATTTACATTGGCTAGACTGGCTGATCACGAAGGGGGACAGCGTTATTGTCAAGGGGTACTTGTACCAACCGTCTAACAGTGGTAGGTCAGGGGGAGGAACGATGGACATAGGTGGTGTGTTTAGAGTTCCACCGCAATATTCTGGAACGGTGGACAACAATTTTGTCACTAGGGCGTTTTTGGGTAGAGATAAAGAGTTGGCAAGAATATTAACCAGTTTCTTAGAGTAGAACCATGCATAGATATTCTCCTTTAAAAGGGTTTACTAGTGTTTTTCAGTCTACCCTAAGTAATGACATTCAGGATAATCTAGTTGAGTATTTTGACTGGGCGCTACTTGATAAGGGCAACTATTTTAATAGCACCCTGTCAGAGCTAGCCCCTAATGGCCAAGATTACAGCAAGCTTAGATTGTCTTCAAACGATCAATATACATCTGGTCAGGTGTGGGAAGGGTTTAGGAAAAACTGGGTTTGGCAAAGCGGCCTTGCTCCAAGCGGGCTAGACGGCTTGATAACACCACCAATTGTAGGAACCAACCATGAAAAACCGGGAGTGTCTGGGGTCTGGGTGGACGATGCCTTTTATCCTTCTGATACTACTGGGGATTACTCACACCACGTCGACTATTTCAATGGTAGGGTAATTTTTGATACGGCTATTCCAACTGGCTCGAAAGTGCAGGTTGAGCATAGTTATAAACATATTAACGTAGTATACGCCAACAACATACCTTGGTTAAAGGAGCTACAGACACGAACTTTACAGCCCACAAGCAGCTTTTTTGATTCAAACAAAGGTGTCTGGAATATACCCCCAGAGAGCAGGTTGCAGCTTCCCGCTGTAGCTATCGAGGTGGTGCCTTTTAGGACTTTCAAAGGATACCAATTAGGAGGCGGCCAATGGGTATATACTGACGTTTTGTTTCACTGCATTGCAGAGGATGAGGTTACTAGAAATAAGCTTGTAGACATATTTTCGTTACAAAACGATAAAAATGTCGCTCTTTTTGACAGTAACAGGATTAATAGTAGCGGAGCGTTTCCGCTGGATTATAGAGGAACTCCTGTTCCTAGCGCCCTTAGATATCCTGATTTACTAGAGACCTACTATGGCGGTAATTGCCGCTTAAGCAAATCCACCGTTCAAGAGATGACTATGATCGATAGTAACATTTTTGGGGGCGTAGTTAGAGTGACTACAGACATAATTAAGTCAAATATTTAAGCTTTTTGTGTATAATTTACTAGAAACTATTTCCATCCAAGGAGAGAATAACAATGTCAACTAATGATAGAATATTTTATGCAACACAAGCTGTGGGCATTGCCAACCACGGTACAGAAGTTAATTATAAGGCTGGCAATATGGTCCACGGGCTTCAAAGTGTTGGCATGAACACGAATTTTAACTTGGAGCAAGCCTTCGAGCTTGGCCAGATTGAAATTTACGAGAACATCGAAGGCACGCCTGACGTTGAAATGACGTTAGAGAAAGTTTTAGATGGATATCCATTGATTTACCACTTGGCCAGCTCGGGCGGATTAGATGGCAGTCCCGCAGGTTCTGGCTTAGTGGGTCGATCCAAGTCTAGAGCTGATGTGCGTCTTGGTATTTTCCCAGATAATGTCAATAGTGTTGGCGCTGGTGACGCTGCCGCTGAAGCTGAAGTTTACTGCTCTGGTATGTATATCAGCAGCATTAGCTATACATTGCCGGTAGATGGTAGCGCTACAGAGTCCGTCACATTGGTTGGCAACAACAAGGTGTGGTTGACCTCTGCCCAGAAACTGGTTGCCCTTGCGGTTGATGTGTTTGATGGAACAGATTCACCGGCGGCGATGACTTCGGGTTCGTATGACGGGACTGCCACACATAGTGGTGGCATTCAGCAGCGCGAAGACGTGCTCATGAGTGGCAGCATCTTGCCAATGGGCATCAAAGGGGCAAGAAACATTGCCACCGGCTATGGCAACGGCTTAAGCGCCGATGGCACAGCTAATGCTGTCCACCTCCAAAATGTGAGCATTAGCACCGACTTCTCTCGTGAAGACATCTTGGAGCTTGGTCGAAAAACTCCGTATGCGCGCCCTGCCACCTTCCCGATTGAAGTTAGCTGTGAAATTGAAGCCATCACAACCTCTGGCGATTTTGTTAATGCCTACGAGTTTGGCGATACGGCCTTAGACCTGACCAGTTCTTCTGGTAACAACACGGGAGAGGAAGATATCTTCTTCGCCACCAGAGCGGGATATGGCTTTGATCTTGGTCGCAAGAACCGAATCGCCAGTGTTAGTTATGGTGGAGGAGATGCCGGTGGTGGAAACGCAACCTGCACTTACAGCTATACTAACTTTAACGAGCTGGATGTTCAGAATTACACTCAAAATGGGTATATCGGATTTGAGAGACTCAAGGAGCTTAATGGCGCAGCGGTGTTGTATGTGTTCCCAACAGGGGACTTCTATAAACAGTCATGAGAGTAGTACTAAGCGTTTAGCGGGCCTTGGCCGCTAAGGAACCAACGTTGCGACTTGCGATAGCTAATACCCCAGAGGGGAGAGGACAGGCAAGTATGTCGTAGCGTTAAAGGAAGGATACATAATGAAATACCATACTCCCGCCATGAGGTTTTTGTATGAAGAATCATGAGCGGGAGTATTTTATATCTAGGATACGTAGTGGAGTTTACAGGGTCAAACAAAGCGGAGTCACTCTTACGATTGTTTCGCCTTCAATTGAAGATGACTTCATTATTAATGCCGCTCACATGGAAAGTTATGAAAGGGCGCTCGAAGCGGGACTAATGACAGAGGAGGAGATGCTTGACTGGATGAGATCCAGACAGCTATGGACAGAGGATGACGATAACCAAGTTAAACAGCTAGAGGAGAACCTAGAACGATTGCGTGTGGAGATTTTCAACGCTAGGTATCACAGCGAAAAAAGAGAGCATATTAGAAAATACATAAGGGCGACAGAGAAAGGTCTTAGCGAACAATTAGAAAAAAAGTATGCAAATAGGCAAAACACCTGTGAGGGATTGGCAAGCTTAGAGAAGTCTTTATCTTTCATAAAGCAATGCACCTTTATGGGTTCCGAACCTTGCGACTTTGAAGACATTGATATTAATAATGTGTTATATGAGTTTAACGAGATGGTTTTGGGTGAAGGAGACATCAGAAATCTAGCGCGCAATGACCCTTGGCGGTCCTTGTGGCTGATGAGGGAATCTTGTAAGTTTGCAATGTTTGCCAACCAAGACAGAGATCTGTCTATAGATCAAAAAAATATTATTGTTTGGTCAAGGATGTACGACAATATTCAGGAGTCGATGGAATGCCCTAGTGACGACGTTATAAACGACGACGACATGCTAGACGGGTGGTTTATTATCCAAAGGAAGAAACAAGAAAGTGACAGGGCTGAATCTGAGCTTGAGAGCAGAGTGGGCAACGAAAAGATTTCCAATGCACAGGAAGTGTTTGTAATGGCCCAAACTCAAGATGACGCAAACAGTATCAACAGTGTGAACACTCTTCAATCCCAAATGGTAAAGAAAGAAAGAATGGAAATTATGCGTTCCAAAGGACAGGTAAAAGATCTAGACTTCAAGGACCAACAACGCAAGATGACTCAAAAATCTAACGAACAGTTTAAGGGAAAATTTAGGAGATAATTATGGACGAATTTAATGAGCTGATTAGGCAGCAAAGGGAGTATAAGAGCGTAAGGGAGGATAAATTTAAGCATGATTCCAAGCATAGATTGTCTAAAATATTAAAGAAAAAAGTAGAGACCACCATGATCGGCGCCCTCAGTTCCGTAGAGGAGCACTTTTCATTTTTGTGGACGAGTCAATCTGGGGGAGAGTTAACCCCGGAGCAAAAAATTATGCATGACACCTTCCAAAAGGTGAGATCAGAAATTTTAGATAAAGGCAATACGCAGGCACGCAATATCGATGCAGAACTCAACCAGTATGACGTAAAGTGGTTGAGATACTCTGTTAATATTCCAGTTAAGACATGTGAAAATCAATCTCAGGAGGACTAGGACTATGAACAAAGAACAAGAAATTACACTGCCGGATGGAAGCAAGACTACTATTTATGTAGTGAAGCCTAATAACCAGATCATTGCCAAGGCAGATATGATCAGGGCGAAGAGGTGGAATGAATGTATCAGGGATGGTATTATCACCAAGAAAGAACTTGCTGTATTAATGGAAGATCGCGGCATATGGAATAAGGAGAAAAGCGGCAAGGAGACAGAGATTACTGATAATATACAGGCTTTAGAAAGAGACCTGTATAGGGGAAAAGATGGCCATAAGCCCAAAGTCTCCGAGGGTCGGGACATTGCCATGCAAATGAGGGATCTCAGAATCAAGCTGAGGGAGCTTATTGGCGAGAGACTGGCCTTGGAAGAGAACACGGCAGAATCGCTAGCAGACAACGCTAGGTTTGATTATTTCGTGGCTACATGTACCTTTTATAAAGATACTCAAAAAAAGGTGTATAATGATTTAGAGGATTACAATCAACGCAGCTCAGACGACATGGCTTTTGCCGCCGCGTCTATGCTGGGGGATATCCTTTATAATCTGGACGCTTCTTTTGAGGAGAATCTTCCAGAGAATAAATGGCTTAAGAATTTTGAGCTTATAAACGAAGATTTGGGGTTGGTTAACGACGAGGGAGAATTAACTGATCGCAAAGGTAATAGGATTAATGAAGATGGGCACTATTTAGATGAGAAAGGCAACAGGGTTGATATTGACGGTTTTCCATTAGATAACGATGGCTCTTACATCATGGTGGAATACGAAAACGATCTGGCCCCTAAACCTAAACCCAAGCGTAGAAAAACTACAAAAAAAACAGAGAGTGAAACTCCCGAAACAAGCACCACGGAAAGCTAATGGATAGTGTAGTCACTTAATTTTAGAGAGATGAGATGTCTAAATTTGTACTGACTGCACAACTTAAGCTACAAGCGCCTAAGAATACTCAGCAGGTTGTCAACCAGATAAAAAGCCAATTATCTGGTGTGTCTGTCAATGTAAACGTCAAGGGTGCTACACAGGCTCAAAGGCAGATAAAGCAGATTACTGCGGCTACAAACCAAGCCACAAGTGCTGCACACAATATGGGCAAAACGTTTGGGGTCGCCCTCAAGCGATTTGCTGCGTTTACAATTGCCTCTAGGGCAGTGAGCCTGTTTACCAATAGCTTAGCTGGTGCGGTTCAAGAGTCTATTGACTTCCAGCGCGAAATTATCAAAATCGCCCAAGTAACGGGCAAGACCACTAAAGAGCTTAAGGGTCTTAGTGATGAGATTTCTCGCCTGTCTAGCACTCTAGGCACGTCTTCTCAAGACTTGGTGGCTGTCACCAGAATCTTAGCTCAGGCTGGTATTCAGGCGGGTGACCTGAAGACCGCCTTAGAGGCATTAGCCAAAACAACCCTAGCCCCCACCTTTGAAGATATCAATAAGACGGCAGAAGGCGCGGTGGCCATTCTCGCCCAGTTTGGCAGGGGAGTGGGGCAACTAGAGCGACAGCTAGGTGCTATCAATGCTGTTGCTGGTCAATTTGCCGTTGAGTCTGGCGACCTCATTGGTGCCGTCAGACGGTTTGGTGGTGTGTTTAAGGCCGCCGGTGGTGACTTGAATGAACTCATCGCCCTGTTCACGTCTGTACGTGCAACCACTCGTGAAAGTTCTGAGTCTATTGCTACAGGTCTTAGAACCATCTTTACACGTTTGCAACGTCCCTCCACAATTCAATTCTTAAAAGAGTTGGGGGTTGAACTAACGACCGCAGATGGTCGTTTTGTTGGTGCTTACGAAGCGGTACGCCGACTGAGCAAGGCCATGAGAGATATTCCAGCGGGCGATTTGAAGTTTATTCAGATTGCCGAGGAGCTTGGTGGCTTTAGGCAAATCGGTAAGGTCATCCCTCTCTTGCAACAGTTTGAGACAGCCGAGAAAGCTAGACAAGCTGCCATAGCCGGAGGGAACTCTCTAAGTAAAGACGCCGCTACAGCGCAACAAGCCTTGGCCGTTCAAATTGTTAAGGTTAAAGAAGAGTTCTTCGCGTTGGTCAGAGGTATCACCGAGTCCACATCTTTTCAGGTGATGACAAAAACGGCCCTTAGCCTTGCCTCTGCTCTTATCAAGGTTGCGGACGCTCTTAAACCCATTATCCCACTTCTCGGGGCGTTTGCCGCAGTCAAGATCAGCCAAGGGATTGGTGGTTTTGCTGCCGGAATTGGAGCCTCATTAAGGGGCGTCAAGGGTAAGCATCAGGGTGGGCAGATTCACCACTTTGCTCGTGGAGGGTCTGTGCCCGGTACTGGCAACCGAGACACCGTTCCGGCCATGCTTCAGCCCGGAGAATTTGTTATTCGCAAGAGCAGCGTAAAGAAGATTGGCACCGACCAACTTCAAGCAATGAATAACAACAAGTACGGATTTGGAGGTGTTATAGAAGTAAATAACCCTCGCAAATATGGCGCACTGGTGATGGACTCCAAGAGCGGCCTTGATATAGCAAAAAATCCAGTTGAGATTACCGGCACCGCCCGCAAACGAATGAATGAGATGCTTGCTGCCGAACTAGCAAGAACCAAGACTGCACCTTCAGACAAAGACTTAAAAAATTATGCAAACAGCTTGTCCGCTAAGGAGCAAAGAGATATTGGCTTGTCCCCAACCGGAAGAAATCCGATCCAGTATGGTAAAAAAGGATTTCCATCAACACCTAGAGGTTCGGGGCGAGACGCAATTGCCAAGGCGTTCGCTGCTAGTGGCGGGGGGAGAAGAAAAAAGGGTGAACATTTAGATTTCCACATACAAGGGCCTTTTTCCGTATTTGGTATTGGCCACCCCGAAGGAATCCAGAAAGAACTTGGTGCGGAATTTAGCAAAGCCTCTGCGGCTGCTATTTCTGCGGGATCACAGTCAATATACGACGGCAAACTGG